AATGGTTCAGGATATTTTTCTACAAACGGATTGTTTAGCTCAGTAACAAACGCAATAGCATTTACTTTAAGAAGCGTTTCATTGAAACCGGACAGCGAATGGGTTGGTTCTGGTTTGTTTATTAGCGAAGGACCAGCAGCAGGCGAGTATAAGCGAATTACAAGATATCATGCAGCAAATAACATGATTGTTGTTAATTCTGCATTTTCTACTACACCAGACACTACTAGTAGATATGTTATTTCTCCCTTAGTGACTTTAAGAGGTGATTCTGGTGGAACAATCACTTCACGCGCGACTGCGTATGTATCAAACACGCAAGGTGGTCAGGTTCGTTATGTTAAAATAATTCAGCAGGGTCGTTCTTACTCTAGTGCTAATGTGACGATTTCAGCGAAAACAGGATTTGGCGCTACAGCAAGAGCTATAATTTCACCTATAGGTGGTCATGGTTCAGATCCAGTTGATGAATTATATGGCACAGCTGTTATGATGAACATTAAGACAACTGGTTCGGAATCTAATACATTCCCAACAAATAACGATTTCCGTATTATTGGTATTGTGAGAGATCCTATCTTAGCGAATGGTTCTTATGCTAACAGTTCTGTCATTGATCAGACAACAAGAATCAGAGTGAACTTTGCGACTGGTGATTTTACTGGCGACGAAATTATTGTTGGGCAAAAAAGCGGAGCTAAAGGACGTCTTGTGTATTTTGCAAATACGAATGATGCGCGAACACAAGGCACTCTTAAGATGATTAGAGTAACAACAAATGGAATCGGTTTAGGATTTCAAACAAACGAATTAGTTGTTGGACAAAGTTCTGGAATTTCTGCCAACGTTGTTACAGTCACTAAGCCAGCTCTAAAACCATTCACTGGTGCTATCATATATACTGAAATAAGAGATCCTGTGTTTAGATCGCCTGCTCAGTCAGAAGATTACAAAATCACAATAAGTTATTAATCGGAAGGTATCATGGCGTCAGAAGCTAATTCAGTAACACTTTCTACGAATTTCAACGTAGCACCATATTACGATGATTTCGATGAAACAAAAAATTTCCATAGAATTCTTTTCCGTCCAGGATTAGCTGTTCAGGCTCGCGAGCTAACGCAGATGCAGACTATTCTGCAGAATCAGATTGATCGTTTTGCAGAACATATGTTTAAGGAAGGTTCTACTGTAAAAGGTATGGACATGTCTTATGACGTGTACTACAATTATGTGAAAATTCGTAATAAGAATTCTTCAACAGGTCTAACTGTAAATGTTGCTTCTTTCTTAAACAAAACACTCAAAGGCACAACATCTGGTGTTCGTGCTCTTGTTATCAATACGAACGAAGGCTCAGAAGCGAATACACCTAATTTCAAAACTCTCTTCGTTAAGTATACAGCTGCTAATACTTCTACGGGTTATAAGTATTTTGCCAACAATGAAGTACTCACAGATGTTACGAATGCTGCTCTAAGTTGTAATACAATTTCTTCTTCTTTAGGTGGTGCTACCGGTTATGGAGCTGCTGCTGCTTTTGAATCAGGCGTTATTTACGCAAAAGATCATTTTATTCGCGTTCCTGCTCAAACTGTTGTTATCAGTAAATACTCACCATCAGGATCAGCTAGAGTTGGCTACGATGTAGCAGAATCTATCATCACAGAAGTAAATGACGAAACGCTATTAGATCCAGCAAGTGGTGCATACAATTATGCAGCTCCAGGTGCAGCTCGTCTGAAACTTGAAGTCGAGTTGAAAGTTGCTGGTTTAACTGAAACAGTTTCTAACACATTCATTGAGCTTATGCAAGTCAAAGATGGTGTTGTTCAATCAATTTCCACGAAACCGCAATATGCACAGATTCGTAATTATATGGCTCAGCGCACATTCGACGAGTCTGGTGATTATTCTGTTTATGGTTTAGAACCTAAGATTCAAGAATTTCGTAAGAGCGGAAACAATCAGGGTTACTTGGCCACAGGAAATAGCAGTCAGCTATTCGTTTCTTTGTCTCCAGGTAAGGCATATGTTAAAGGTTTTGACGTTGATCTAATTGCTAGTCGCGGTGTTGCTATTGACAAAGGAATTGATTATCAGTCTGTAGAATCTGCGAAAGCGTTAGCAGATTATGGCAACTATGTTATTGTTGACAATTTTGTAGGTAACTGGGATGTTAATCAACAGGCAGTAGTTTCTTTGCGTGACACGCAAGGTAATACAGTAACGATTTCGACTTTCTCTTCTACTAATTTTCCTGGAACAGAAATCGGTAAAGCTCGAGTTCGTGCTGTAGAATATTATACTGGTACACCAGGTCTTCCTAGCGCTCAATATAAACTGTATCTGACAGATCTTCAGATGAACACGAATAAGTCGTTCACTGCTGTTCAGTCGTTAGGTTATAATGGCGGGACAGGTACTGTTTATGGTAAAGCTGACATTATCAATTCTAACGGATTGAATGCGAATACTTTAGATTCTGTTTTCGAGCGTTCTTTATTTCGTCTTCCTGCCGCAGCTACTCGTAGATTAAGAAATACTTCTGGTGCGGTAAACAACGATTTTGAATTCTATAAATCATATGACGTTACGTTTGATACTTCTGGTGTCGCTACATTAAACACCAGTGATGCAACAGAAACTTTTGACGGAACAGGAACATTAAGCGCGGGTGCTACTCGTACAGATTTCATAGTAATTTCTAGAGGAACTTCTACGGGCGGAAGTTCAAATACAGCATATCTGACGGGTACCGTAACCATTACAAGTGGTGCTAATACAGTAACAGGTTCTGGAACTTCGTTTCATACTCAGTTTAATCCAGGCGATGTTATTCACGTTTCTAACAATGCCGATTATGTTGTTAGTCAAGTAACCAGTTGCACCGCAATCACGTTGACTAAAAACGTAACAGCTACTAAAACAGGTGTTAGATATTTTAAGAGATTCAAGCCAGGTCAAATTTTAGATTTTGGTGGTGTTGGTGTTGGTGGAAATCGTTCTATTGCGATTTCGCCAGCAACTACAGCTACTCTTTCATTGAATGAAGGAACGCTAGGTGCTGCTCTAAATGCTACTGTCATAGCACACGTCAACAAGATTGATGGACAAGAAGCAACTAAAACAGTTGCTAGAAATAGACTAGTTCAAATTCGTATCAATGCTGGTGGTGGTACATCATATACAGCTAATACAACTGGTCCATGGCCATTAGGTTTATCTGACGGATTTAGACTTGTTTCTGTCCGTAAAAAAAGTGGTTCAAACTTTACTACACTAACTGACGGTTCTGATGTAACTTCTAATTTTACTATCGACACCGGAATGAAAGACAATTATTATAGTCATGCGCAGTTAGTAAAAAAGACTGGATTAACTATAAATTCTACTGATCGTTTGTTGGTTACTCTTGACCATTTCACGCATGCGAATCGCGAGCGAGGATATTTTTCAATAGACTCTTATCCAGTAGACGACGTAAATGCTGGTACAGACACTACAAAAATTTACACATATGAAATTCCTGTTTTCGTTTCACCGATAAGCGGTTCTGCATATGATCTTAGAGATTGTGTAGATTTTCGTCCTAGAATGTCTGACACAGCAAATTCAGTAACATCACTGACAAACATTTCTATTAATCCTAAGATTGCGAATACGTTTTCAAGTGTTTCTGGGGGTTTACATTTCCCTACAGTAGGTTCTGATTTCACCACAGATCTTGATTATTATCTTCGTCGTATTGATATCATAAGTCTAACGCAAGATGGTCGTGTGATGGCGAGCAGAGGTTTGCCTGCTCTTAAGCCAGTTCCACCAAACGTACCGGCAGATGTTATGACTGTTGGAACTATTTTTGTTCCACCTTATCCTTCTATTCCTCCTGTGCTCGCGCGCAGATACGGTAGGTCTGATTATCAAGTAAATATGCGTAAAATCAGCAATCGTCGATACACAATGAAAGATATCGGTAAGATTTCTGAGCGTATTGATCGTCTTGAATACTATACATCGCTTTCTTTGCTAGAAAAAACAGCAAAAGATTTAAGTGTTTTGGATAATGCTGGAATTGATCGTTTTAAAAATGGTATTTTAGTCGACTCGTTTACTTCACATGCTATAGGTAACGTATTTGATCCAGACTACAAGATCGCAGTTGATCAAAGTCGTGGTGAAATGCGTCCTCGATTCACATTGGATGAAACTCCCCTAGTATATACTGCAAATTCTACTTACGTTGTTCGCACGAACGTAACACCAGCAGGCGTATCTAAGGATCAACGTATAACATTTACTACTACCCCTCCATCAGCTAAGTACATGCCTGGCGCTACAATAACTTCTGGTGGATATACGGCCACTATTAGAAATAAGGTTGATAGCAGAATTTATGTTGAAAATGCGACTGGAAATTTTGCAGTAGGCGCATCTGTAACAAGTAGTGACGGAGGTGGAACTTCGCTCACGATTTCTGCTGTTACTGTCAATGATCCTGGTGTTTTAGTAACATTTCCATATAGTCATGATGTTCTTGTTAGACAACCATATGCCACTACAACAAGAAACTGCGTAGGAACTTTCTATAGACATGTAGGAACTCTCGAACTTAATCCAAGTACAGACTACTGGTTTGAAACGAGATATGCACCTACACCGACTGTAATTGACATAGATCTAAACACAGACGCTTGGGCATATCAAGCAAGTTGTTGGCCTGCTCACTATGATGCTCCAATAACAACTAATGTTGGTAGTCCTATCAATAATGGTACAACAACAGAAAATGTTGGTGGAGAATATACAGTATGGAATCCAGATGGTTCCGGAACTGTCATGCAAAATACAAGAGACATGACTCACTATTCTCAGCCAACTAAAACGGTGACTAATGGTCTTCAGCCGGGCGTTAGGGTAAACACTAACACACTTGAAGCTGGTAATGTTACTAGAAGTACTCAGTTGATTTCTTCTATGCGTTCTAGAAACATTTTGTTCAAGGCATATGGTTTAAAACCTTCTAGTCGTATTTACGGATTCTTTGATAAAGTAGACATTAATGGTTATATTACTCCGCTAACACAAGCAGAATATGATAGTGGTCTAAAAACTACGACAGGTGCTCCTATTATTCCTGCTGCTATCGAAGGAACCGCATTATATACTGACGCAAATGGTTATTCTTATGGTCAATTCCGTCTCCCTAACGATGCAGCAAGAAACTTCACAGTAGGAACAAAACGTCTGCGTTTAGTTGATAATCCAACCAATTCTACTGTATTCGGACAATACACAACTGCGTGCGAAGCACAGTATTCTGCCGAAGGTCTTATCAATAATGTGCAAGCACTTACTGTAACGACTAGATCAGTTGAAATCACACAAACAAAATTGTCACCTACTACAAATGGTGCGACGCCATATGATGTACAGTCTGGAACCGGTTCTAAAGTTGTAGGTTATATTCCTTCTCCACCTCCACCTCCGCCTCCAACTCCTGAGCCTGCGCCACCGTCATCGGGTGACGGGCCACCGGGTGATAACGGTGGTGCTGCTTCTGACTCAGACCCTATTGCGCAAACTTTGTTCATAACAAGCAAACTCAGCACAAGAGTAATTACAAGTGGTATGTATCTAACTAAGATTGATTTATTCTTTGCAACAAAAGATTCTACTCTTCCTGTAACTGTAGAATTACGCGAAGTAGAAGAATTGACGGGCGCTATCACACCAAGAGTTGTTCCTTTCTCAAGAGTGATATTGAATCCAGCAGATGTTAACGTCAGTGAACTAGGAACTGCCGCTACTCCAGTATATTTTCCATCACCCATATATCTTCCTGATGAATCGGAATATGCTATTGTTATCATTCCTGCAGCGGTGAATCCAAACTACAATGTTCATACAGCTGAGCTTGGCGAAAAAGATCGTTCGGGTTCGGGTGAAACTGTTACTTCTCAGCCTGGTGCTGGATTCATGTTTACTTCAGCAAATCAGCGTATCTGGGTTCCTGTAGAAAAGGAAGATCTGAAGTTTACTGCATATTACGCTAAGTTCGATAAGAGAAACTTCGGTAATGTGATCGTTAAAAATCCTCCTCGCGAGCATCTAACGATTGCTAATACGACTGGACCGTTAGATCGTATTGGAGATACTGTTGTTGGTGAAACGAGAATCGTTGGTTCGTTTTCTATTGCGACTGGTTCTCCTTCTAATACTGCCGCGATTACGACACATATTGCCAACAACTCAGCTTATGCTCAGGGAATAACTTCTGGTGCTACAGGTAAAATTGTAGCATACTCAAGCAATTCACTAAGACTTCGTGATGTTTCTACAGGTGTTAAGTTCCGTGGCGGCGAAAAGATTCGCATTCGTATCGCAAATACGACTACAAGAAATGCTAACACTGGCGAAATCAAAGGATCTGGTACTACAACTTCTGCAACTTATCCTATTGGTCGAATCACCCTAAACGATAGCGTCAACTATGCAAACACAAGATTGATTCTTGCTAACGTCGCATATATCAACAGTGGTCCTGCGTTCGCGAACGCGAGATACTTTAAGGTAGATACATACATTAAGTCTCAAACAAATGGTTATAGTGGTCGTATTGTAACGATTGTTAATCCAACAATCGACAATTTCAATCTAATCACTAATATGATTTTACCTTCTAATAATGAAGTTAAAGCTTATGCTAAGATGGCTAAATCTATGTCTACTCGCGATAGTTCATTCTTCAGAGTTAACATAAACAGTGATAACGCATTAGCAACTCCAAGATATATGCTCAGCTATAGCACAGAGTCGAATACTGCCGCTTCTTCTGCTACAATGAAAAATGATAGATCTATCGAAATTAAGTATGTGTACGAAGGACAAAATTCTGTTGCTTCACCTGCAATTGATCTAGAAAGAATTACTCTATATACTACACATAATTTGATTAACGACGAAGCTACGGTAAGTTCTTCAGAAACTAATGTCAAGTCAGGCGGTCTATCAGAAGCTCGCTATATCACACGTATCGTAACTCTGGCTGATGGAATGGATGCTGAAGATCTTCGCGTATATCTGACTGCATATAAGCCAAGCGGTTCTAATTTCTTGGTTTACTACAAGATCATGAATTCTGATGATTCGGATGGAATAGGAGAAAAGAAATGGATTCCTATGACACTAAACACAGCTCAAGGGTTCAGTTCTGCTACTCGTTATTCTAGCAGCGAAAATACTGAAGATTTCTTAGAACTCGTTTATGATATTCCAACATGGAGCGATACATATAAGGCTGGTGCTAATACGACAAACGGTATTGTCCAGTATGTAAGCAATAGCAAAGCCCGTTATTTTGGTTATAAGTATTTCGCTATTAAAATTGTTCCTGTGAATGCTACAAGTACGAATCCGCCTAGGATTAAAGATTTTAGAGCAATCGCAACAATGTCTAAGGTCTAAATGTGACGATATCAAAGATAAAAGATAATCCTGGTCTTATTCGAGACATGAAAAATCAGGCCGTGTTGAGCGTTGATGCTAACGCTCTACATGCCTATAAAATAAAACGCGAAAAGCAAAAAGAAGTTTTCGATGCAGTTTCTGATATAAATAATATGAAGCAAGATATCAACGAACTAAAAACGCTTATGCAGCGAATTTTAGATAAGATAGGATAATCAATGGCTAAGATAGCTAATGTCGCCCTTACTAATACATTTGATACGTGGAGATCGCGATCAAACGAAGCATTTGATCGTTTGAGTCAGTTTGCTATCAATAACTCTTCGCTGTATGCAAATACCTTAACTGCAAATAGTTCGTTTACTTCTAAAGGTCTTGGTACTTTTAATGGACGTGTAACAATAGGCACGAATTTAAACGTATCTGGTAATACGACTCTTGGGGGAGCAAGCAAAACCATAACAATGGGTGGTGCTGCATCTACTCTAACAATTGGTGGCGCTGGACACACAACTAATACGACTGGTTGGTTCGGTGTTGCTGGTCGTGCTTCAATCTCAACTAATTTGTTTGTTGGTGGTAATACTACATTTGGTACTAATATTTTAGGTCTTGTCAATATCACAGGACGCGCTGCGATTGGCACTAATCTTACTGTTTCTGGTAATACGACTATCGGCGCAGCAGGTAAAGTTGCTAATACCACCGGTTGGTTTGGTGTCAATGGTCGTGCGAGTATTTCTACCAATTTGTTTGTTGGAGGAAACACTACACTCAAC